AAGATGATATGGTTCTTAAAGTTCGTAATGTAGTTATCCCTGGCAGGACGATACAACCTATAGAAAGTTATTTTATGGGAACGAAACAATTTCATGCTGGAAGAACAGAGTATACAGGAACATTTCCTACACAAATTGAAGAATTTGAAGATCAAAAAGTTTTTAATGCGTTACATAGCTGGATGCAGTTGATCTATGACTATGATCCTAATTCACCAACAGCAGGTCAATCTAAAGTAGTTGGTAAACCTGAATATACAAGAGATATAGTATTGAAGATGTACAAAAATTCGGGTGTTAAAATGGATAAGGATATTGTTTTTTATGGAGCATGGCCACAAAATGTAGGTGATGCAACTATGGATTATACTGCAAGTGATTCAGTAAAATTTGAAGTTGGTTGGCAATTCGACTATTTCTTACCTCGTTAACATATAATAAGTTATAGCGTTTAGTTAAAGTAAAGTATACATAAGATGAGTTTCAAACAAACTCGTTTTATGTTGATCTTATAAATACATGTAGAGGGACAAGGTTTGATCACCCTGTTCTTGCTACTTCAAGAACTTACCTCTACTAATTTTAACCTAAGTAGAGGTATATATGAACTACAAGAAAATATATGATTCGTTGATAGTAAAGGCTCAAAATAGAGCTGTTTTAGAGGGATACAAGGAAAAACACCATATTATACCCAAATGTATGGGTGGGACCAATAAAGGTCTTGATATAGTTAATTTAACGGCTAGAGAGCATTATATAGCTCATTGGTTGTTACATAAGACATATCCAAAACATCAGGGTCTGATATATGCATTATATATTATGATGTATGGCAAAAGAAAAAAATATTTAAATTTATCATCAAAAGAATATGAAAATATTAAAATGAAAAGGTCTAAAATATTGAGTGAACGTATGATAGGTGAAAATCATCCGATGTGGAATAAAAAACATAAACCCGAGTCGTTACAAAAGATGTCTGATATAAAAAAAGGAAAAAAACATTCATTAAAAACATTACAGAAAATGTCAGAATCACAATTGGGGGATAAAAATCATAATTGGAATAAATCTGCATCATTAAAAACAAGAAAAAAACAATCTAAAGCACGTAAGAATAAAAAACATAAATTGAAAACTATATTAGATATCAGAAAAAATAATAAAAATTGTAAAAAAATAATGATAGATGGTGTAGAATATCAATCTATTAGAGAAGCGGGTAGAAGATTAGATGAAGATAGAGCAACTATAAGCTATAGACTTAAATCTGAAAATTTCCCAAACTACAAATATGTATAAATACTTTTAAAAGGAGTATGTATGGCATTAGATAAAAATTTATATAGTAATTTTTTTAAGAATAAGTCTATACAAAGAACTGATAAATTTTTGATAACTATTGTGCCTGAAATTTTTGCTATTAAAATTACTACAAGACAACAAAAAATTTTAAATCATATGAACATTAGAAGTGGTCCTATGCCTAAAGTAGAAGGACATCATGTAGTTAATACAACTTGCCCAACCTGGGAATTTAAAAAGGAAAATAGTGGATGGTCTTCATTTCCGTCATTATCATTAGAAGGGGGCATGGAATTTGCAATTATGCTAGAAGAAGATCGGTTTGGAACAATAGGAAAATTTGTAAATTGGTTACAAAGAAGAACTGTAGATGATGCTGGATATCATTTTCCATCACATTTAAATAGAGTAGGGCGTATAATAATAGAAGTTTTTACAGATCAAGACGTACCTATATATGCTCATGAATATAGAAATTGTTATTTTCTTAGAGCAACACCAATAACATATGATTATTCGTCAACCGTTTCTCAAAAGATATCGATTACATTTGGTACAGAAGATCATATTTTTTATGAAAATTCAAATGATGCTATAGATAATGAAAAAAATGAGGAACAATTATCATTTACACAAACATTTAGTAATCTATTTAGATAGTTATTATAAATACATATATAATTGACATTGAAAAGGAGTATATGTAATGACTAAGAAACCTGTTAAAATGGAAGAGTGGAATCCAGAGGATGATAAAAAACCTCAAAAAGCTAAAGCTAAAATCCCAGAAGAGAAAAAAAAACCTGATATGGCTACTATTAACGATGTATATGATGTTATTAGTGGTTTACCAACTGATGGACGATTATATCCAGATGGAACGGTAATAAAAGCTAGAGCATTGAAAGTTTTAGAAGTTAAGATTTTAGCGGGTATAACTGAAGAAACTGCCAATGATATTGTTAATGATATATTAGAACGTACTGTACAAGGGATAGATATAAATGATATATATTCGGCTGATAAGTTGTATATTATGTTTTGGTTAAGAGCAAATACATATAAGGAATCTGGATATAATGTTAAATTCGAATGTCCAAAATGTAAAACGGATTCTGAATTTGCTTTTGAATTAGATCAATTAAATATTAAGATAATTACAGATGATGCATTAAAATTTTTAAATGGATCGTTTGAACTACCAAACAATGATAAGTTAACATTCAAATTATTAACAGTTGGTGATGAAAAACAAAATGAACAATTTTTAAAAGATAATAAATCATCATTAATGAATTTTGATGAAGAAATTATTGCTATATGTCGAATGATCAGTACTATAAATGGTGAAAAAAAAGGTATGATTGATAAGTATATGTATATCACAGAACAATTAAGTCCTGTTGATTACTCATATTTGGAATCTTATTTAGAGGACAAGGGAGCTGGTTTAGAACCGACTATAAATGTTAAATGTCAAAAATGTGGGGTGACATCTGATACGATGTTACCGTTTCGTCCCGATTTTTTTCTTCCCAAAATACGGTCATGAGGATATATTATCGATAGAATTTGATCTTGCTTGGTATCTTAAAGGATATCAAGTAAACAATAACATGGATTTTAGAGAAGTTCATTGGTTACATGAACGTTTACAGAAGCAATTAGAAGATGAAAAAGATAGTGGTGGTAACATGATTAATAATATGTGATAGTTATATATAAATACTTGTAACATAGAGGATTATAAATATGGCAATTAAACAAACAATAGTATCCAATGTTTCAAGAGCAATGAGCAGTGAAGTTCAAACCGCACAAGAAAGAAAACAAGAAAATTTGCTTACATCTGTAAATTCTAATATAGGTATGTTAGTAAAGCAGGGAAGAAAACGTGATAGATTAGGTAGATTTGTTAAAAATCAGGATAAACGAAGATTTAAATCAGTTAGAGATTTATTAATTAGAATAAAAAGGAATACTAGACCAGATGGAAAAGGTATGGGTATTTTAAAATTTTTATTGTTTATGTTTGCTGGTATACTTATAAAATCTATGAAAGGTATATGGAATGCGGTTAAGGCATTAGGATTGGTAATTAAAAAATTGGGATTAACATTAAAAAATTGGGCAAAAAGTTTATTTGCTGGATTTAAAAAAACTCGATTTGGAAGATGGTTAAGAGGTGTACAAATTAGATTTCTTAGATTTTTTAATAATATGAGAAGGGCATGGAAAAGTGGAAAAGGAATAATTGGTGGTATAGGAAAAATATTTAGAGGTATAAGAAAAGTTTTTGGGGATATACATGCGTTTTTTGGTCGTGGAGTTAAAATGATACAAACCATTAAAGCGTTTTTTATAGGACTTAAAGATGTAAAGATACTAGGAACTATTTTAAAAGTAATTGGATGGATAGGTAAAATTGTTATTAAATTCAATCCACTTTCTTTAGCCTTAATGGGTTGGTTTAAGACATTTCAAGGTATATTTACAGGCGCAATGAAAGTTGTTGGTTTTGTTGGTAGAGCTATAACATCAATTGTTGCATTTTTCGCACCTGCATTAAACATGGCTAAATTGATTGGTAATTTTGTTGGTCGTTTTGCATCACTTGGTGGAAGGTTGGGAAGATTTTTAAAATTTCTTCCAGGCGTTTTTCAATTATTTACAATTATAGATGGTATCATAGGATTTTTTAAAGCAGGTACATATTTTGATAAAGCGGAAGGTGAAAGTGTATCTATAGGAGAAAGAATTTCTGCTGTTATCGGATCTATATTTAGTGGGTTGACATTTGGTTTATTGGGTGATGGTAAGAAATGGGCAAATAGAATTTTTGATGCTGGAAACTGGATAGCAGATAAATTTATAGCTACATGGACTTGGATAACAGATACATTCTCAAGTATTGGAAACATGATCACTAATATAGGAAATTTAGCGGTTAGTATACTAGATGGATTTAAAAATGCGTTTTCGTTTATATGGAAGGGTATTAAAGCCTATTTTGAGTTTGTATATGTAACTGTTCCAATGATGATAATTAATGGTGTTAAGGACGTGTTTAATAGTGTATGGGATGGTATTAAAGGTATATTTACAAATGAAGATGCTAAAACTGGTATTATATCATCTATAGTAACATGGGGAAAGAATTTGTTAACATCTATTTGGGATGGTATTAAAGGTATATTTACACCCAATGAAGATGGTAATATGAGTATTGTATCTAATGCTATGGATGCATTATCTGGATTGAAAGATACTGTTATTGGTGGCATTAAAAGTTTTATAATGTCTATTGTAGATGGAATTGGAAGTGTTTTAAATGTACTAAAATTAGGTGCTGGTAAAGTAGTAACATTTATTAAAGGTTTGTTTAAGGATGGTGATGTAGGTACAGAAACAATAAAAACGGAAATACCTGAAGCAAAAGTCAAAAAAATAGAAAATATTAAAGATGCTGGTGGTGTTGTATTAAGCGATACATCATCAGAATCGGAAAAAACGAAATTATTTATGGAATTTATGATGGGACAATTTGCCGATGTAATGGCTAAAAAAATTGGGGCTGTACAGAATAAGAAAGGGGTGGATTCTGTAAATGTCCCAATTGTTAAAATAATATAGGAGAATACATATGGCAATAGAAAGATTAACACCAAAACCATTTATGTCTTATGCAGGTAAGAAGTTAAGTAGTGATTCTTATACAGTACGTATAGAACATGGTGCATGGCGTGTTGAAGGGGTTTCAAAAAACCCTTTGAATTTTAAACTTGGGGCAAAATATCAAGATTTGTTTAATGGGCTTGTACCTGGTGCAGAATTATTATATAAAACAGGATCTTCTTCTCTCGGAAGCGGAATCTTCACACAGAAATATTTCGCGGGTGGAAATAATCTTGATATGAACGTGGAATTTCGTATATATGATGATGGTACACAAGATATCAATCCATGCATACAGGGAGCAAGGAACTTAGCTAATATGACGGTTACTGATGCACTTGGAGTTGGTGGTGCTGTAAACGCATTAAATCGTTTAGCTAAAGGTGCTTATGAAGAATATAAAGATTTAATTTCACAAATCGCTGAAAATGGAATAGGTGGGTTATCACAAAAAGCAGTGGATTTATTAGATAAATTTTCAAGTGCTATAAATAAAAGAGCAGTAACATTAACAGTTATGAATCTTTTTAGATGTAGACAAATGGCTATTCAAGATGTATCGGTGACTTATAGCCCAAGTCTTACACACACGGGTCCCTTGTTTGCTGATTTCTCAATTTCGCTTTTGAGCTTGCAAGCAATTACAAGAGGTTCGGGTGCATATGGTGTTGATTCAATATTAAAGTCTACAAAATATAATATAATGATAGATGGTGCAGAAGCAGATTTTATTGGGCCATTAAGACAAGGAGCTATAGGATAATGGGTAAATTTAATAGAACTAATTTTTGTCAACAAAATATAATTGACGGGCAGGTCGAAAATGACCTTGCTTTTAATAATTTTGATTCGTATGTTTTTAAGCGAGCTAGAACATATTATACTATCGATGAAAGAACGCTATATCGTCCCGATTTAATTTCTCTTATAAATTTAGGTTCGATAGAGTATTGGTGGATTATAA